CCTCAAAGAACTGCTACACCTAGTCCTAAAGCTAAAGTTTGGGCTGAGAAAAACGAATGGTTTGGCAATGATAAATACATGACAAATTCTGCATTTATGCTCCATGAAGACTTGGTTAGTCAGGGGTTTGACGCAGAGAGCGATGAGTACTATAATGAGGTAGATAAACGTATGAAGGAATTATTTCCTCATAAGTTTGTTACCAAATCTCAGGAAACTGAGGTTGCAGATGAGCCAAAGAAACCCGTCCAAACTGTGGCTTCTGCTGGAAGAAAACAACAAGGACGCAGAACCGTGACACTCACCAAGTCACAGGTGGCTATTGCTAAAAAATTAGGGGTGCCACTAGAAGAATACGCTAAATACGTGAAGGAGGTATAAATGAGCGATAAAATAAAAAATAGAACTTCACGCGAGTCTGAAGTAAGAAATAAGGATCTTCGTAAGAAGCCTTGGACTCCACCGTCAAGTCTGGATGCACCACCTGCGCCAGCTGGCTTTTGTCATAGATGGATAAGAGTCGAAACCATGGGTTTTCAAGATACTGCAAACGTATCTAAAAAACTTAGAGAAGGTTGGGAATTTGTGAGAGCTGAAGAAATTAAAAATACTTTAGGCGATCATGACTACCCAGTTATTCGTGATGGTCAATACGCAGGTTTGATCGGGGTTGGCGGCCTTGTGTTGGCAAGGATACCAGAAGAGATTATGAAAAGTCGCGCCGAGTATTTTGCAAGAATTACTCAAGATAGAATGACAGCGATTGATAATGATCTTATGAAGGAACAACGACCAGGAATGCCTATCAATATTGATAGACAATCCCGTGTAACTTTTGGTGGGGGACGTAAGTCATAATTTTTTGGCAAAGGTCAACTACTGTAAATTAAATATAACAACAAAACGGAGTATAAAATAAAATGGCAAATACACTAGGAAAGTTTGGTCTAAGACCAGCTAGACAGTTAAATGGTAGCCCATTTATTAATGCTCAAAACAGATATAGAATTGCAGCAAACAATACTACTGCGATTTTCCAAGGAGATTTGGTAATACCAACTACTTCTGGAAACATCACAAGATATGTTGCTGGAACTTCTAACGCTGTTGTGGGTGTTTTTAATGGTTGTTTTTATACAGATCCAACAACTCAAAAACCAACTTGGAGAAATTATTATCCATCAAGCACGAATGCTTCAGACATCATTGCATTTGTAATTGACGGTCCAGACACGGTATTTGAAATTGATGCTAACGCATCATTCGCAGTTGCGGATTTGTTTCAAAACTATTCAGTAACAAACGTATCAGGAAGCACTCTTTCTGGAATTTCTCAAGTTCAATTGGACGTGACAACTTCAGGAACAGCTTCTACATTTGTAGTACAAGCAATTGACATAGCACAAGATCCTTTAAACAGTGATCTTACTGTATCTAATGCTAATATTATGGTTAGAATTAATAACCATTTCTACAAAGCTGGTACAGCAGGTCTATAATAGGAGAATAAACATATGGCTATAACACGTAATCAACTAGTTAAAGAACTAGAGCCAGGATTGAATGCTTTATTCGGCCTGGAATATAACAGATACGACAATGAACATGCAGAAATCTTCTCAATGGAAACATCTGAGAGAGCATTCGAAGAAGAAGTAATGCTTACAGGTTTTTCTAGTGCAGAAATCAAGCAAGAAGGTGCTCCAGTAGTATTCGACCAAGCTACAGAAGCATACACAGCTAGATACACTCACCAAACAATTGCTTTGGCGTTTGCTATCACTGAAGAGGCTATCGAAGATAACCTTTACGATAGACTTGCTGCTAGATACACAAGAGCATTAGCTCGTTCTATGTCACAAACTAAACAAGTAATCGCAGCTAACATTTTAAATAATGGTTTTAGTGCTTCTTACACAGGCGGTGATGGTGTTGCTTTATTAGCAAACAACCACCCTCTTGCTAACGGAGGTACATTTAGAAACATATTATCAACTGCTGCTGACTTGTCAGAAACATCACTTGAGCAGTCATTAATTGACATCGCTGCGTTCGTAGATGAAAGAGGCTTAAAAGTTGCTCTACAAGGTAGAAAATTGATTATTCCAAAAGAATTACAATTTACTGCTGAGAGAAT